CACAACCTTGGGCTTCTTTGCCTCCTCAATCATAGCGTCAACCTCGGCAATCTCTTCCTCCACTACCTTCTCGCCATTCAATTCACGCAACTTGCGCTCCATCTTGTACGATATTCGGTTTCCATGAACGCATGTACGCATCGTACTACGCTTAATTCCCATCATCTTGGAAAATTCATCCCGACTAATTCCAACCTTTCTCAAGATTGCCATGCACTCTTTACCACCCATTCGTTCCGCCATAACTCCCTTTTGTAGTTTTTTGTAGCCTCGTCAACTATAATGTAGTAAAAAGTGCTACATGCCAAAAGGAATGCCCAAAAAACTCAAACCCTTTAACGATAAATTGAAGGATAAAGTATTAACTTCCGCCGCCCGCATCGCGGCCCGTCAATCTAGTGCAAAGGATGAAGCAAAGAATATGGAACTATCAACACGCCAGGAAGAAGATAGACTAAGAGTACACAACGCCTTGAGGTTCGGAATGAAGATGACAGAGCAACAATTCCTCACAGAAGTACAAAAGAAACTCCAGCACATGGTCGCAGATTCACTCAACGATCTGCACGATTCAATAGATCAAATACCACCACAGAATAAAGCCTATGCCGTGGGTATGCTCTTCGACAAACTAATGACCATATCCGGTAGACCCACAAATATTACAGCATCTGCCAATGTAAAACTAGGATCCTCAGATATGTCACCCAATCAAGTAAGAGACATTCTTAAAAAAGGTGTGAAAAATCTACCAAAGGATGCATCCACAGAAAAGGTAATCGATATCGAAGACGCACAAACCACAGAAGTACATGAGGAAGTCGATACTAGGTCCGAAGATTAATGCCCTAAGACTCCAAGGACTATCCTATAAAGATATTCAAAACACTCTAGGATGTTCACTAGGTACGATCTCTTACTACCTCGGAAAAGGACAAAAGGAAAAAACTAAGAAGCGAAGAGCAAAGGTATCACAATCCACATACATCCATGTTAAACGAGTAAACTGTTTCCAGCATCCAACCATTCGTAAGCAAAAGAAATTAAATCCAAAGGATTCATTCACTAAAAGGGAAATGACAAAATCAATTTCAGATAAAGCATCCAGGTTCCAACGCTCTTCCGCATTTAATTACAAAGATGTATATGACAAGTATGGTGACCACTTCCAATGCGCACTAACAGGCAGACCATTAACCTGGAAGGAACCACATACCTACGAATACGACCATATCGTCCCTGTAGCTCGTGGAGGTAATTCATGCATAGAAAACCTACAAATCGTTTGTACGGACGCTAATAGAGCAAAGGGCGATATGACTGAGGACGAGTTCCTAGACCTGTGCAAAGAGATAGTACTGCAAGCCGGATATAAGGTCTATAAACCCTCTGGCTCGTACCACTCCAATAAACACCCTTAACGCATCCTATAAGATGCATATGCCTTAGCTACATAACGCTACGGCACGGATCGAGGATCGATCACCGCTTCGCGCATCCCACACCATGCATAAAAGGCAACTCCAGCAAAGCACGGGATCGCGGGGTCGGGGGGACCTTATGGCGAAAAATTTCGTGGGGGGTGTTATGATAATATAGAAAAACGCGCGGACGCGCACGCACCCCCGCCCCCCCGCCTGGACGCGCAAGATTTAAACGCGCGGAACGCTAGCAGTAGACTCTCAATCTATTGCTAATCTCGATAGGTAAGCGGAAAGCGGGGTGATGGAACGCAAAAACCTTGGAATCGATGGCGAGGAAATGGCGATGGCGAGCGAATCCGCAATGGCGTGGAACATATCATCGTATCATGATGCGTTGATGCGTTAATTGCGGACTGAAAAAAGGTGGGGAGTAGTAGAAATGAATCACAAGCGCGGTTTCGTTTTGGATGCGGATTTGCTCGCCATCGATCGCCATCGTTCCCTTGATTCGCGTCTTGATTGATCCTTGGTTCGCGGATTGGATTGCTCTCCAGTTTGCACAAATCGTTTGATCCTTTGCCATGAATTGGCACTTGATCCGCGTATCGCGTAGGGTGGAACGCTAGTGTTTATGGGGGTAAGAGCAGAAAGTGTTGATTCGTGTAAAGTTTTTCTTGTTTTTGCGCATTTTGTAGTCTAAGGTGTTTTCAGATTCGCAATTAAGCGGATTCATACAAAAGGATTACGATGAAAATATTAACAAGCGGGAACGCAAAAATAGTAAAAGGTGAAAAGTTCGGATACATGACGCAAGGTATCCATTTTGCGCCAAGTGATGTGAGCGGATACAATGTATGCCCAAGCGCTTCTCAAGGATGCGCATTGGCTTGTTTAAACACAAGTGGACGCGGGAAGATGAAAAGCATTCAAGATTCAAGGATCAAAAAGACTCGTTCTTTCTTTTCTGACAAGCAAGGATTCCTTTGTAATCTAGTAAAAGAAATTGAATTAGCTTGTAAGCGAGCGGAGAAAAAGAATCTTACCCCATGTTTTCGTTTAAATCTAACAAGCGATTTACCTTGGGAAAATATCCGTTGCAACGATGGACAGAATATATTCGAGAAATTCCCCCAAGTTACCTTTTACGATTATACTAAGGTTTTCAAGCGGATGGAAAGTTATCTCAATGGAGAGATGCCAAGGAATTACCATCTTACCTTTTCGCGTTCCGAATCCAATGATCAACAAGCGCGTCTTGTCTTGGCAATGGGTGGAAATGTCGCGGTAGTTTTCCGCAATGAGCTACCTAAGCAATGGGAATCAAGAAATGTCATCGATGGTGATGAATCCGATTTACGATTTAAAGACCCTCAAGGATGCGTTGTTGGACTAGTCGAAAAAGGTGATGCCAAGAAGGATTCAAGCGGATTCGTTGTAACTACATAAAATACAAAGAGAGACTAAACAAATGGAATTTCTACAACTACTAGCAATATTTTGGGGTCCCTACTTGATGGTAGGGGCGTGGATCAAAATTAGAGAATTAATACAAAGGAGATAATACAAATGGATATCGAGAAACTACAAAACGAATACACCGATTGGTTAGTTGAAAACCTACCGCGTGAATATGTAGAGAATCAAGATTGTAGCGCAGAAGCTATTCTTTTTGAGTCATTAGAGGGCGGACAACTTACCCTCAACGATAATCAAAAGAAATGGCTTAATGATTTCATCAATCGTTGGCAGAAAGTAGAGAAATGAGCTACAAAGAAGAACATCCCGATTGGATCGCACCAAGTGATTTTCGCTTGGATGAATTAGAGAAACTTGGATTTGAGGATATCTCATGGCATAATGATGAATGTCCATTCTTTGAGAATGAGAAATGCGGATTAAATCTGCATGTCGATTATCAAGAAGTGATGAATAGCGGATTTCTTGGTGATCCATCAAAGCCATTTATGAGGTATAGCTTATTCCAATACGAATACGATCAAGAGCAGAAGGAGTATGATCAAAGCGGATGGAACGCGGATTTGCTCATCTCGTCCAATTCATTCGCTGATATCATCAAAGCAATAAAGGAGAAACTCGCATGAACTACGAACTAATTGAATTAACAATCCATTTCGAGAACAAGGAGAGCGAATGCATGATTGTTTCGCTAGACTCAACAGCGCATCAACTTGTTCGCGACTATGTCAAAGCCAATGGCTACGAATTAATAGAGAAACCTATCGAGGAGAACGCATGAAGCACGCAAGCGACATTTTCCCGCAAGCATTGACGGAGCTTATCGCGATTGGCGAGAAAGCCCGCAAGCAAAGAGAACAAAGGGAACGCGATACGAGAAACGGAGGCCGTGAAACGGCCCGCGTAGTGCGTAAACGCGCAAGGCAAACAGAATTACAATTCAACTAAATACAAAAGGAGAAAAACGATGAACGATATAAAAATACAACCATCTAAACGAACAAACATAAAAGGCATTAATGCCATGTCAGCTTGGGAAATACTGGACAACAGAAATAAACTTGTCGGTGTTTTCGATGTTAAAAAAGATGAAGACGGAAAAGAACGCGGTAAGTTAGAGGATATCTGCAAAGTTAGAAATATAGCGAATGATTTATTCGATACACGCCAACGCATCAAAGATTTAATACATGGGAAAAACGATTGGGAAATTAACGATCGTTCCATAAAAGCTTGTAGTAACTTACAAGACGCCCTTGCGGAATTAGATTCAATTATAGATCACATTAAACAATCTTAAAGAAATAGATCAAAAAACGATGAACCTAACAAAAGAGAAACACGCCACACACACGCCAGGACCTTGGGTAGCTATGGGCAAGGCGGTATATACTGAAAGCAACAACCCCACTAGGGAAATACTATGGGGTGGACACAATACAAGGAGTGCATCAGATGAAGAGAAAAAGGCAAACGCGCGATTGATCGCGGCCGCACCGGATATGTACGAAATGTGCAAGCTATTCGAGGAATGTGTGGAAAACATTGATGGATTGGAGGACCATGACGCAAGCTATGAACTTGCCAAGGTCCGCGAGGTTCTCGCCAAGGTAGACGGGGGTGAAGGATGAGCGTATACGAGAAACGCGCCCTTGATTTAGTCATCCGCATAGCGATGAAGCATGACCGAGAGAAACTTATGAAAGATGGATATTCCAGCGAGGAAATCGACAAAGCGGAAAAACACTACCATGAAGTAGTCTTTCAGAACCTAAGAATGATAAGAGAAAACGCGGGAATTTATCACAATGAGCAAACAAACTGACAACGATATGGTTCCGCGCATCGCGCTTGGGCTTACCGTATTCCTGGCAATGAAATTAGCACCTCGCGTGATAGCGTGGTGGAACAAGAGAAATAGCAATCAACCCCGTACCCCTGTTTAAAATCGTTTTGTTTCTGAGCGTGATAGTTTTATCATCTTAATCATCAAAATCAATCCTATGCCCCTTCTTGGAGACGAGAGGGGGCTTTTTGTGTCCGTATGTAGTTACCATAATGCCTTCTTGATCGGTTTGTCATCATTTAGCACGGGTTTCGGGGGAGAAAGGTTGAATCGTCCGCTCGCGGGATAGAAGTCCATCTTCGTGGCCATACTTTCCCCGTTCCTATTCTTGGCGACATTGAAATGAATCTTCCGGGGGTTCCCATCGTCCTCATCACGGGACAGGAGAAACACGCAATCCGCGTCCTGTTCGATGGATCCACTTTCTCGAAGGTCCGAGATCACCGGTTTACGGTTCTGCGACTCCAGCGCCCTATTGAGTTGGCTAAGGGCGAGAATCGGAACTCCTAGTTCCATGCTTGTTTGCTTGAGGGTCCTCGAAATATGGCTCACCTCCTGAACGCGAGATTCATGCCCAGGTGCAGAGAGGAGCTGGAGGTAATCGATCACCGCGAGGCCGACCTGTCCTTGGATAACCTCTTGAGCGAGAAACGCACGGAACGAATCCACCGTAGCAGAAGAATCATCCTTGAATGTAATTGGCCATCCACGCATTCGATTCTTTGAATCTTCGAGCTTCTTCCGATCTTCATTTGTGAGATCACCCTTCTGCCTTGGGCGGGCAACGCCACTATCGTGAGAGAGTAATCGTCCACTACATTCTGCGGCTCCCATCTCAAGCGATGCATACGCTACCCTCAATCCATGCTTTGCAATTCCATGAGAAAGCTGAACCGCGAAGGCTGACTTCCCTACTCCCGGACGAGCCGCCATGACATACAACGCACCTGGACGGAATCCACCGCCAAGGATTAGGTCAAGTTTATTGAATCCTGTGGATACTGCTGACGAATCACCCGCATCGATGTTGAGAAATTCTGCATAGGCCTCGTTTGCCGCAGTACCTACCCTCACTTGTCCACGCCCTTTGGTTAATGCTTTGGCGACTCTCGTATTGAATCCACCAGCAATTTCCTCCGCACTCTTACCTTCCTTGACTTCGTCCTGGGCTGATAGGATTGCACGGTCCACGCTACGGAGGTTTCGCGCCTCCACCAAGATATCGATGTATCGATCAATGGATCCACCACCATATGCGTTGGCGATCTCCATCGCATCGGATGCATCTTCGGGTAAATGAATCGCAACATCGATTTCATTCATTGGAGAATGTTCAATGATTAGATCAAAGATTCGAGAATGCAGAGGGTTGACGAAGTCATCCGAGGTTAAGTGTTCTATCGCTTTGCTTGCGGAGCCTCCCGCTTCATCGCGAAGACAGGCAGAGAGTACTGCTTTTTCTGCTGTGTGAAAATCCATCAGATGACTTTCTCGATGATCGAGGTATTTTGCACACCAGCGTATTGAGGTAACCACTTTCTGCACGCATTGCGATAAGTAGCATTCCAATCTGCATAGTTCTTAGCTCCGGCAACTGCCCAATCCGTGAACGCGATGACCGCCTTCTCGTGGTCGAGATTATGAGCCTCGGAAATCTCACGGGGTGGATCAAAATCATCGGGCAAAGAATGCTTCGTTTTTTTCTGCTTGGATTTTGGAGATTGCGATCCGCGATTTGTGGCAACTCGACTAATATTAGGAGTTAATTTATAATTAACGACTACTTCGTGCATGCGCGAGGGATGCCCCAAATACTCCACCAGGAGTGGAGTAATGGTGGAAACGGCATTAGTCCCAAAAGTATCACAATACTCTTTTAAAGTATCACTTATCCACTTAGGAATCTTGAGTCTAAGCTCTACTTTTTCGAGGTCTTTTTTGTTCATGTGTGTCCTCCAAACATGGCACAAACTACCGCAATTAAGAGCCATAAAAAGCCCACAATTGAGGCCACAAAACAGAACCCATAGATCAACATATCAGGTAGTCTCATTGTGCTAAATGATGCCTCAAAATGAGTATCGCATCTGCTGTTTTGAGGGTTACTTTTGCATTAGGAAAGAACTGCTTGGCGTGGTTTGCTAGTACTCTTTTCCGTTTATCTCCCGACAATCCTTTGAGTCCACCAAGTCCTTTCTGCCACTCTTGAGGACGCACTAAGGTAAACGGTATACCTAAAGCACGGAGGCAACCCTCCAGGAATCCACATGATTTACCAAGCTTGAATCCTACCGAACTAGGTATGTTCCTACCAGCAAAGGGCGGGACCAACTCCACTACTGCCTCGATACTCGTAACATCAGGATGGTCCTTTAAGTCCTGTATATGTTCAACGAACTCAAAGTCTTCCCCTAAGTTATGCAGATCAATCTGACCCTTACCCCAAGCGATGGCATAGCCCCCACTCTTTCCGGGGTCTATACCTATGGTAAGCTTCATTCCTCACCTCCATCGCAACAATCTTCCTCGAAGTGTATGCACTCACCGGGTTCGGCCACGCAATCCAGGTTCTCACCCTTTAAGTGTGCCACGATCTGTACGCAGACACATTGTAACACATGCACCGCATGTACCAAGTTATCATCTCCACCTTTAATCTTACCCAGCGCATCCGCTGAGTTCGCCAACGCTGTTTCCATTCTTTCAATGTTCATTCTTTGCCAATCTCCTTTTCTTAGTTTTTTCGTTATGTTCTTTAACTCTCTTTGTGTTGTACTGCTTCATCGCCTTAGCCATGTCCGCAATGTCGTACATGCGTCTATTCCCAACGAACTGACAGTCCACCTTGTAGTCATTGAGGATCGAGTAGATGAAACCACGACTGACACCAAAGTGTTCAGCACACCCTTTTATCGTTAATCGATTACTCTTTATGTTAATCTTGTACTCAGTATCGAGCTGTGTGACTTCATCCGAATAACCTGGATAGACACCACTATCGACACATCGTTTCCAAATCTTACAAGCCTTGTACATGTCGTAGGTTTGCCTCTCGATCTCAGCAGTACTCACCTTATATGCGGCAGTAACATACGGTGCTTTCTTCTCAACCGCTAGGAAGATAAAGGTATTAGGTTTCTCACCCGCTAACTTTAATCCTTCTAAGTAATAAGCTACTTGGAAATGGTATCCATATTGGCGCACACTTTTAGCGAATCCACGCTCGCTTGCATCCAGCGTACTCTTTAGATCAATCACCACACCCGCGCCGGGAGAATAAATGTCAGGACGAACCTTGCACTTTACTCCCTCACACTCGAAGTATCCCGTACCCTCAATCACCGTTTCCGTTCTGCTCAAATGTTCCTTGAGG